GCCGCACTTTGTATGATGCAAAGTTTGAGAAGGTGCGAGAATCTTCTTGTGGAGTACGATTCGAATCTGACGTCATCAATTGGTGAAGACATTCTGTAGATTTTGTCAAGTAATCGCTCTGCTGTTGAAGTAAGTTCTGAAGGTCCGTAACATTGAGTCTTAATTGATTTGAGCCTTTCAATAAGTTCTTTAGTGTGTGTTGGATCGGGAGGTTTCGGGAAGGTGATCTTTTTTCCATTAGGTTCTCCGTAGATTAAGAGGATACGTGAGAAGAAACCTTGTCCTAAGATTTCTGTTGGGAAAGCAAGTGAGAAACCAGTAGGAGTGTTGCCCCCAAGAATACTGATAGTAGGGTTATATATATTAACAGAGGTCCCATTCTTGATTCGATTGCGGTAGGTTCCAGAATAATCCCACAAAGTGCCCAGCAGACTGATAAATTCAATGTTACCATTACCAAAGAAATCATTAAACTCGTCAGCCATAATAAACATTTCTGCATCTTGTTTTCCAGCATCTGAATCTCCAAAAAGGTTTTGCTCTAAGATATCTTCAGGCTCTGCCATACCTTCGCCAGCAAGATCAAGAAGGAACTTCTCTTTTGTACTCTTATCTGCAGCAATTGTAGTGTATCCTGAATCTTGTAAAAGCTTTTTCATTAACTTAATTGCTGTAGACTTACGGGTACCTGGGGAACCGATAAGCATACAGTACATATTAGGTTGGATAGTAAAATGCCCATGTTGGAAATAATACTGTCTACCTAAAAATGCACCTATACCAGCGATAGCAGCCCAGCGATTAAAGAAAGCTGGAACTTCTGTCTCGCTAGTATAGGATAGATAAGAGGAAAAGAAATCCTCTTGCATAGTTATCTCCGGTAAGGAGGTTATTCTTGGGATTTATAATCTTGCTGGATCTTTCCATCTAGGAGGAGATCTGCGAATTCTTTGAGTTCAGCAGGTGCATCTGCCCAAGTATTCATTGCACGCTGAACGAGATCCCGGAATGCGGGCATGATACTAGGCTCTAAATATATAGAACTAGCACCTGAACTATAGTGTGAAATATAAATAGATCTTGTTGATGTGTTAGATACAATAGCCATAATAATCTCCTACTCGGTATCGCTCCAATATTTTGCCCTAACAAGTTCCCCGGTTACCTTATCAATTTTACCAATCTTTAAGGCTGCGGGTACGGTAAATTCCCTGTATATACCTGATACATCTCGAATAGTTACCTTAATCTCCATAGCTTCCCTCACTTGATTTGCTAAATGTTCGTGTCCAGATTTGTACGAGAAAAGTATTGAGTCATGAATCTGGGAGTGAAGACGGAAAGATTCAGGGTTAGGTAGTGCGATCTCATAGAATACTCTTAGGAAAGCTTCATTCAATGTGCGCGCGTTAAGAGATTGCGGACAGTGGGCGACATAAGAATTAAGGTCAGATTTGTTCGTATCAGGTTTTCCAAAACAGTATCTTGTCCAGTCGCCCGCTTCAATATATTCTCTAGGGTTGTAAGTTCTTTCATTATATTCTGTATGGTGAAAAGCGCGGCTGGATAACTTGCGGGATGTTCCAATTTCGTTAATGACGCTGACATAATAAGCTCCTTTAATCTTAGGATAAGTTTTGTGAAATGTATTCAATAAGTGTTCTGCTATTTTCCTCGGGTCAGATTCAGATAAGCCGAGTAGTTTCTTAGCTTCCCAGATCTTATCCAGTCCCATGGTGTCAATCAGGACTCCTGGTCCCATATTATAATTAGCTCCATGGTTGACTCGTTTTGCAAGATCCCGTAGTTTCTTATCTTTAGTCTTTCCGGTAGTGTCATCATAGATCTGATCATATGGCACACCAAAGAATGCTGAAGCATTGACTGAGTGAAAATCTTTTGTACCGCTAACTGCTTTGATGAGAGCCTCGTCTCCTGAAATGTTTGCAGTATCTCGTGACTCTGCCTGTTCCAGATCACACTCTGCAAGAAAGAAACCGTCTGGCGCTTCCACAGTTTGTTTAACCTCCGGCCCACGTGGAATGTTTTGTATTTGTAGTCCTGTCCAGAAGTGGTGCTCTCTACTAGCAAGCCTTCCGGTGTCTGTTCCGTGCGGATTAAGAGCATAGAGTATGAATCCAAAGAACTCTTTAGCTCCTCCATTTCCTTTTGAGTCAGCATCTTTATCTGTCCTTAAATAGGTTGTTGCAAGTTTACGCCAGCCACGAATGTCAAGAATCTTAGAAAGAATTAGATTATTCAGAGGATGTCTGAGCATCGCTTTCTTGAGATCTTTCTCATTTGAGGAATCAATATCTCCACAGCCTAGAATTTTAAGTAAGGTCTTAACTTGTATAGGTGATCCAGGATTAAAACCTTTTGCGCCTACCATAGTCTGTACTGATGCAAGGGCCGGAGCTTCTAGAGAATCAACTTCTTTCCGGGCTTCAATCAATCTTTCCTGATTCCTCTTTAGTCCTGTCATTTCTGCCAGTAGACAAGGATATACAAGAGGGAACTCTAATGTATAGTTTCTCCTTGCCCAGTCTGGTATTGATAACATTTGTTGTATCCAGACATTTGCTGTGGCCCAGGTGTCAAGTGCATTGTACTTATAGTATTCATGCAGGTCATTAGTTTCTGCAAGATCCTTCCAGTATACCACTTTTCGTAGGAAGAAGGAGTTAAGGAAAGCAAGATCCTTTGGTAGTTCGGAGTAGTATGAGTGAAACAAATGTGCAGTATCCCAAAGCCAGTTGGTAGGTGCAGCATTATATCGAAGGAGGTAGGAACAGTCGTACTTTCCGTTTTGGAAGATCTTTTGAACAGGTAGCGCATTTATTGTCCTCATCACTGCGAGGTTAAAAGATGAGTCTATAGGTAGAACATAAGAACGAGTAGTAATATCACCGGACTCAGAGATATAAACACCGGTATAGCCAATGCAACGAATAGACAAAGGGCTACGAAAAGTTTCAATGTCCGCAGCAATAGCGTAGGCCTCAGATAAGTCTTGAATAGTTTCAGCATGATTAGTTCCATCTACCAAAGTCCAATGAAAATCTGTGGCCTCACTCCAGGCTTCCGGGGCAGTAACCTTTGATATAAATCTCTGTGCAATGAATTTACCGTAGGATACCGTGAACAACTGCTTGAGTGGACTAATGAAAACGATTTCCAAAGTCTTGTACGTGAATAAGGAACCTTGGTAGTCTGATAAACTAGGGTTGGACTTACTATTACCAGATAACTCAAGGAGTTTGGAAAGGATTGGTATAGAGGTTGAAACAACTCTTGTAACTGATCTTTTCGCACAATACATCTCCAGATGAGACAGAAGAGAGATTGGTTCTACGCAGACGTAAGTGTTCAGCCCATTGAACATTCCCTTTAGGTGAGGGATGTATGCTTTATCTTCTAGTGTACCTAGGAATAGAGCATTGTCACCTTTTTGGGAAGCTTCTTTCTGAGGAACTGCCGCGCGCATCTGTGCAGTCAGAGCTGCTAGTTTAGATTTCAATGGCGTTGTCATATAGGTTAGATCTCCTATCAAATAATTATAAGGCCCACTACAGGCCCTAGGTATTATTCGAAAGCTGGGATTGACTTTAACAATCTACTTGTAACCATGAAACAAAACTTCTGTCCAGTTGAATCCTTGAGAATAAAATCAGCTGTAGAATTTCCCGCTTTAGTGCCATTCTTAACTACAACAATATCTATAATCTCAATTGGTAGATAGTCAGGCTCCTTGTATACAAAACCTTGAGCTACTGCATCTTCAACAGATTCACAGATAGTAATTTTAAGAGATGCGTGAATAGCGTTTATCATAATAATCTCCAGATAAAAGGGAACCCACTAAGAACTTAATCTTAGTGGGTGCTAGATGTTAGATCATCGAGATCATCAGATCACAGAGATATCAACCAGTGTTGTGTACTTCCGTGTCTTTTCCGTGTTCGAGCGCAAACCTGTAATGATAAGAACTTCGCAACCTTGGATCTCGTTCATCAAATCACGGTTAGCTTTAGCACCAAACTTTTCAGCAGCTGCTTTCATAACCTTCTTGAAATCACCTTGGCCGAATTCCTTATCCAACAGGAATGCAATACTGGTAGATGCACCTTTGGACAGGGGAGTGTCAGATGAGTCAGCCAGCTCGATTGTTTCATCTGCTACAAAAGTTGCTTCGATTGCAGGATGTGTACCAATCTTCTTTTGTTCCAGCTTGATGGTAACCTTGTGAGTCCCAGCAGGGAAAGGCTTGAATTCTGGAGCATCTGCCAAGTCATCGAGTGTGCCGTCAAGCAATGCATTAATGTCGAAAGTGGATTGATCGATAGTAGACATGATAGTAGCTTTCTATAAAAGGTTATTTACGGGAGATTGAGCGCAGTGTAATTACTGCAAGAATATTCCAAGCTGCATGTGCAAGATGTGTAATGCCTGTTTGAGGATCTTTACTATCTTCACTTTGCATATCTTCAAGTAGGTGTCTAATCATCGCTTCATAATATCGTTCCTTTCCATTAGGTACTTCTATCCAACCATTCTTGGTGTATTTATTTGCACCAAAAGTTCCAACCTTAACTACCTCTTTAAGTGCAAGAACAAACTTACCGAGGACAAGAAAAGGTAACTGTTTACCTGCATCAAGTTTAGCTCCAGGTTCATGAGGATCTGTTCCTAGAGGATCTTTCTCGTGAGAGATTGATGCTAGATGTTGTAATTCTAAATCATCAAGTTCAGGCATTTTAGGCTCCATTCATCTTAGATCTCAAAGCTGCCAATCCGGTGAGAGCTTTACTTCCTTGCTCATTAGTCTGAGTTGTAGAAACTGTAGGTTTCTCAATCTGCCCGGTAAAGATAGGCAGTAAAGATAATTTACCTGAGCTTGCAATATCAAAATCAGATCTGGATCTTGTAAGGAATCCATTACTTGCAGTAGATGTTGAGTAAGCTCGGTGAGTTTTATTCTTCACCTCAGTATAAATCACATGATCAAAAGCTGAGGGAAATGTAGCAGACATTCCAGCAGATCCAAAAGATGGAACAAGTTTAGTTGTCTTATCTTCTAGTTCAGCTTCTTGACATTGACAAGTTACAATAAGATTATATCTAGCTCCTTGGAATTGGGATTTAAAAAATTCTGTATACTTTCTAAGTGCTCCCCAATCATCTCTTTCAGGTTTTGTATCCAGAGACTTATCTTTCATTGTATAGGAAAGAATAGAATATGAAAGTTGAGTAGCTGTATCAAGAACTACAATATCTTTAGGCCCGAGTTTATTGAAATCTACCTCTGTTATAATTGCATCTAGATCTTTAGCACAGATAGGACAACCTGACTTTCCGTGAGCATCACAAATCTTAGCTGTACCTTTGTTGAAAAGGATAAGAAGAGTTTGTGCAGCAATTGGATAAGAAGCTGAGTCGGGAATGTTAATAAGATCTACACGATCTTGAGCTTCAGGTGAGAGTTTGAGAAGAGTTTCAGCCGCATTCTCTGTATTTATCCAGATTAGATTATACCCATGCTCTGCCATTTCAGCAGCTAATGTTGATTTACCTGAACCTGAGAGACCTAAGATTAGCACTCTATGAGTGGATGCTGGTTTATATTGTGATAGTTTCATGATATGTTCCTTAGTTCATGTCTGAGTTCTTCAATTGTTCTATCTACGTAGAGTCTTAAGACTGATACGTGGGCAATATCTCTGGGTATGAAATACATAGAAGTTCTGAATCCCATACAGATTCTCAAAGCCCAAGATAATTTCTGCTGTCTCTTCTGTCTAGCAGTTGCCATTCTAGGTTCCAACCTTTCTCAGTTGTGAATCTAACAAGTCTTCCAATCCAATCTGTACCTGATAATCTGTCTTATCTTCTTCCTCAGGAGTACAAGGTTTGGTAAGATGTTCTGTACTCAGAGTGCATGTCTGGAAATATTCACAGTCTCTACCAAAAGATGTACAAGATTCTCCATGCATAGGATAGATCTCAGCTTCCTCATACATCTTGATTGTCTCTATATCTAAGAGGAGTTCTCGAATCCAGAGCGCCCGCTGCAAGAAAGATTTAGCGAACGGGATTGGATTATATTCCCTACTCTTGGTTTGATATACTAGATATAATACCTTATAACTAGATAGATCGGGATAGAGATGATCAAGAACGATAGAGTAGCCAATAGCCTGCGCTGAATTTTTATACGTCGCTGGATTGATTGTAGCTGCGTTTGTAGTTTTACATTCGAGCACGAGGATTTCTCCAGTGACTTTATGTCTAAGTACAGCATCGACAAAACCTCTAAGCCGAAAGCCATCAGGAAAAGTAATAGAGAAACTAAGCTCACAAGCAGGAGCACCATTATAATATACAAGTTCGTAATCATCTAGGAATCCTTGTTGGCGAAGTTCTAGGAATCTTTGGAGAGCGATTACAGCTAGGAAGAATGACTTAGCATCTCGCTCATGGATTGCAAACAGATCTGGTTTCCAGTTAAGGAACATTTTCCAAATGATTTGGTCTTCACTTAGACCTTCGAGCGCAAGTTGGATAGCCTCCCCAACAACGTGTCCGAAAGCAAAGGTGATTGAGGATTTGATATCTTCTTCTGTTCTGAAGGTAGATCGTTTCTTATATAGTTCGAACTTACGTGGACATTGGTGTAATGTAAGGAGCGAGGAGTATGATAGTTGTCGAATCCTGTAATCAATATTTCCCTCATATCCTGGTTCTCTGAATCCGCCAGAACTTCCCGAAGGTTCCGTTGTTCCGTCAAGGATAGATCCGACAAGATCATTGGGAGTACCACTCCAATCTGATAATAGTGTATCGATGTCGAATTGATTGGTAGACATTTTGTTATCTCAGTAATTAGTGGTGAATATATCTCCCTACAAAAGCTAAGAGGCTCACATTGGAGCCAATCTCGGAGAAGTTTATATTCAGGATATGTGAGACGATCACGAAGACTTACTAAGACTAATTGAGATCTTAGGTTGCTCAACTGTTGGTCGAATAGCATATAGATGAGGAAACAATCTTGTATGATAAGAACAAACAATGGAGCAAATAGTTGCAATCTTAGTTAGAGGATATTTATTAGCTGGTGGGTAGATCATAAGTATTCCTTACTGTTTTACACAGTATGCTACAGGATAGACTACATTACTTGTTGATCTGATATAAGTGCTCCACTGAGTGCCAGCTGTTAGACAAGCTTCTTGAGTTGTGAATCCTGGAATGTTTGTAATGGCCGGGGAGTTTCCATTATAGCCGCCCAGTAAGGCGAGAATAAGTATATACATTTCCTGCTCCCATCAAAATGCATCAGCACCTAGAGTCTTGATCTTTGCGGCAAGAGTCTTAGATGCTGAAGGTTTAGTAACTTGTGCTGCAAACTCAGTCTGTGTCTGAACTTTAAGACCTGATACAATTGTTTGGATCTCCTGCTCAGAGAGCAGTGTGATATTCTCAGGATATGTTCGGAGAGTTTTCCAGATCTCTTGTAGAAGATTTTTCATCTGAGGATGCTTGGAGATGATAGCATCTGAGAGAGAAGATACGCGTTCTTTAAGTTCGAAACCTTGTGGGATAGGTGTGCTCATGATTCTGTATCCTTTCGTAGTTTATTCTTTACTTCTTGAGTTTCTGGAAGAAGAGACTTTTCGCGCATAATCCATTCAGAGACTACAAGGTAATCTTTACCAGGATCTGTTTCAGGAGAGGTGAAAGATTTAGATACTTGTGAGAAAGGGAACCAAGTAGTCAGTCCGTGATAGGGAACACCTTGGCAATCAGAGATTGAGAACTTAACTGCCTTAGCTGTCTCACCCATACGGGTACCATTGACTACAAGCTGTGAAGATTGTTTAGACATTGCTGGAATATCTTTCTTGATATATGGTTTATAGGCTAGGTTGTAATGAGTAGGATGCAGGAATGACATCTCAGAAATCTTTCAGAGTGAAAGAACAAACCCGAGTATATGTTAGAGTAAATGTGAGGATGGAATGTTTAGATCTATTAGCTAGTACAGATGCATAAGGTTCTATCTCTAACTTGTGTTCTATGTCCATCCACTTTTCTTTCTTAATCGCTTTCACGATTCTTCGATGCAACGCTCTCGGCGCAGACACAGACACTCCCACCTTAGCTGCTTCATCTCTGGGAAGAGCTTTAAGTTTCAGCCAAATGGGTTGATACATTCTCATAGTTATAGATTCTGATAGAAAATATATAAGTATAAAAATTGAGCAGTTTTAAGTCATGCTCAGGACTTAGACTTTATCAGGGAACCTACATTGAAGAGGCTATGAAAGGGAGTCTAGATTACAGATTCGCAACCAACAGTTCTGTGTCATTCGCAGACAGATAACCATCAGCCTTACGAACCAACAGTTCAATAATATCTGTAAACTGTTCAGCGTTAGGTGAGTGTTCAACATACAAGGAGAGTTGTTCCTTCAGCTTACCCAGAACTTCCTTGTTAGTCTTAACTTGTGCGAACTTCTTCAGATACACAACCGTTGCATTACCAACTTGTTCAGCAGTCTTGTTAGTAACTCCAGGCATCACAGCAATATAATCTGCTGCAAAGGCTGCCCACAATTCTTCAGAGATTGCAGAAGCGCGGCGATCTTCCCGAGGTTGATTAGCAATTGCTTCCCAAGAATACTTAGTTGCATTTGCATCATAGAAGGCTTGGTTGAAAGACTCGTTATCGCCAACATCACCTGCAAGTGCTGAACGAATAACATCATAGATTGCATCTTGCAACAGTTCCAGACCCTTACCACCTTTTTCCAGAATGGTAACGATACCTTCAACTGATGGAACAAATGCTTTCAATTCAACATCAGCACGCTTTGTACCCAGCTTATCTTTCTTGAAACGGAACTTGAAATCCTTTTGATCCACAGTTTGGTCGAAAGAAGGATTGATTGCTTGGGTTGTAGAAGATTCAGTCATGAGAGATTTTCCTTGCACATTTAAGTGCTTTAAGATTGTTGGTTAGGTGAGAATTTTCGGGGCAGATTTCTCAACTGCTGAAGGGGAGTGTATCAGAGGCCGGGAACCGTGTCAAGCCCTGATCGATAGTTTTATTTAGATCCTCTTGTTAGGAATGAATAGTCTTTACCTTCTTCTAATTTACCCTGGAATTGCAAGGCTTTCTCCTGAAGTGTGTTACCTTTAATTCTTTGAGATAGAATCCCACCAACAAACATCTCAGGTTCACCAATAACATATAACTCTTCGCGCGCACGAGTTACAGCGGTATAGATAAGTTCCCGAGACATCATAGTATTATGGGACTGATGAGTTACGAAGAACACTTTGCGAAATTCCGAGCCCTGGCTGCGATGAACGGTTAATACGTACCCTAGATTTAAGGTATTGATATCTGCCGCCTTATCTACTTTAACTGTTACACCTGAATCTAGCATCTGGATTGTAAGAACATGGGATGCTTGACGAACACGATCCCCGGATTCTGAGCTAGAAACCTGGGAGAGAAGAAAATCCATATCATCATCACTGACTGCGTCAACTCCGGGAGGTGTTGGATCATATCCCCAATAATCTAAAGATTTCGAGGCGGGTAAAGGAGTTGCACCAGTGTAAGATGGATTAGGGTTAATCTCCAGGATTGTTGCATCTTCCTTATCATATAGAATCTTATCTCCAGGGGAAAGGTAATATTTGTTAAATCCTTCAATAATCTCATAGGTTGTGGCACCCCGTTTCTTAGAGAGATGATTGGCAAGGATTTTGTTAAGTTCATCTGTACCGAAAGATTTGTTAAAAGGGATAAGGATGATATCTTCTTCTGGATCATATAGAGCTTTCTCCTCTGCTTGAATAAAGAACATACCTGTTGTTTGGAGAGCAGTCTCAGGGGAAATCTTTTTCTTCCAGGGATGAATGGTGAGACCAGTACTATTCCAATCTTTTAGCTCTGTCGGAGGAATTGGATTACCAGAGAGAATTCTATGTGCCAAAGAAATAATAGGAGACTCCAATGCTTGACGGTAGACCTCGGTAAGTTCGACAACTGGAAGTTGGAGAAGTTTGAATCCTAAGATCGCTGGTCCGAATACTGGCGGGAGTTGTTGGATATCACCGAGAAAGATTTCCTGCGGATTATGTGGAGTAGCATCTTGTACTTCCTTGTAAAGATCAGTTCCAATCATAGATGACTCTTCAAATATGATTGTATGGATTGATGAGGGTAGAGGATTAGAAGAATTCCGGGCAGGTTCAAAGGACATCTTAGTTTTTGTATCCCCTGTGATCGGATCAATAACTTCTGTATATACAGGTTGGTATTCTAGAAGTTTATGGATTGTTATGCAATTGTTTTGTAGATCTGTTGGCATATTCCGGCGGATATTAGCAACTGCGCGGCGAGTATATGCAACAATGACGATTCCTGGGGAAGATTGTGGAAGATATTTATGTCCTTCAGGAGATAAGATTCCAGCGCGGCCAGATTGGATAAGGGAAGAAACCACTGCCTTTTGGGAAGTTGTTTTACCCGTACCGGCCGCACCGATTAGGACACAGGATCTACCTTCGGTAGCTAAAGAAACAAATTCTAGTTGTTTAGAATTCAGGGTGATTAGATTGCCATATTTGTCATAGATATGACCTTTGTCCGGGGCAGGTTCCTGAGTTGTTACGGTCGGTTCATCTTTGAGAACAATTGAAGGATTAGATCCTAAGATCTTAGATTCTTGGGAAGCTCGGATCTTATCTCGAAGCGCTGCAAGTTTTGAGATTGGTAGAGTCATTTGATTCTCGATTCAATATTATATATAATCGCATGGATTACTGCAATTATGACCACACTCCATAACCAATTATCAGGGTAGGTTTTAGATAATAGGAAGCCTATAATGAAGAACAGAAAAGTATCAGACATAGTAGGTAACCTTAATAAACAGATGTGAGAGGTAAAGCTCTTACAAGTGCATATCCTTCTTTATGATCCTTATGGCATCTGAAGGAGATTGCAATTTTAGATGCTGAGAAGATACGGTCAATATCCCCTCTGTAAAAGAGAATCTGATACGTTGTTCCATTGTGGAATACTCGCCCGGATTGGTTATAATATAGGCGAGAGAAATAATCTATATTCCAATGGTGGAGATAGTAAGATGAGAGGTCAGGGATAAGGTCAGGGGGAATTTCCCAGCAAGATGTTAAGAGAAGGGATAATGCTTTATCTTTCGGAAATGGGGCAGATCTTGGATCAGACATTTGATTCTCCTTCTTGATTCCGGGTTCCTGCTTTCTGTGCAAGCTGATATCTTAGCCGGGCTTTCATATATAAGAACTTGGTTGGATATTGTTCAGGTCTAGGTTCAGATTCTGGTGCTGAATCAATCATACCTTTAAGATTCGCATCTTCTACTGTGTCGGAAGCACCAAGGATTGTATAAGTACTCTTGGAGATATCTAGATCACCTAAACCAAGGAAATTCTTTTGTCTTTCTAGGGAGTGTCTGAGAACTTTGAATAGTTTATCTGAGAAGATAGATCCATATGGGATATGTTCTTCACAATGTTCCAGGAGTTCTTCAAGATCTCTACGTCTTATGGAGAATATTGATTCTTCTTTAGTTGCCCGGATTATGAGAGATTTCCAATAGTTTGCACAAGTATCTGTATGGCCAGTGAAAGGATTGATTAGGGAGAATGTGGGGAAAGATCCTGCAACTGATGCCCAATCTGATAGTTGGATAGAATATGTTGATACATCTTTGTAAGAAGATTTAATCAGTCTTTCTAGTGCAGCTTCGCGGGATATCAGTTTTTGAGATTCATTAGCAGAGACATAACCATCAAGATGATCTTTATACGCATCTTTCCAGTTTTGTATCCAGTACTGTATGTTCTGGAGAGTTTTAGTTTCTGGGGAGATTACATATCTAGGGAATACTTGGGAAGGATTGATTACAGTATTTAGACGGAGAAGAGTTTTGGTTAGAGATTCCATATTAAGAGCAATGATGGAATCTGTTTCTGGAGTTCTAGTTGCTGCTACTCTGAACTCAACTAATTCAGATGATCGTAGGAGGGCGAGAAAAAGTAGGTAAGAGTCGGTGGATGTTAGTTCACCTGCGGACCATTTAGAAAGATATGGGAGAAGTTTCTTCTGAGGGACTGAGAATATAGGATGGTAAGATTCTCTAGAATATAGAGATCCAGGGAAATGTTCACAAGTGAACTCTAGAGATGAATAGGCACATAAGATTTTCATGATTAGATTCCTTGGCAAAGCCAATAGTTTCAAGAGAGGTTTCTGATAAAAAGATCTTCAATATTTGTATATAGCAGATCATCCTCTGAGTATCCCACATTAAACATATCTAAATATGCAGGGAAGTAATAATATTTAGGGCACTCTGTTAGATAGGAGATGTAAATAATATTACAATATATCACATAGATGTCAGGCATGATAGATTCTTAGGTAGTTTCAAAGGGCTGATACAGCCGGTAAAGGATCTCGGATAGAATCAAAATCCTTTACAGAAGTATCAGTGAAATGTCATGTTACAGCAAAGGGCTTCTTTGAAAGAAATATGATATGGAACATAATCTAGTGGAGATTCTAACTCATGGTACATTGTATCAGAGTTATAGTAATGTATAGGGCATTCTTGGAGATCTGATACAAATATGAGAGTGCAGTATATAAGATAAATATCTGGCATATCATGCTCCAAAGATTGATATAAAGATTCTGGAAAAGATATCTGTACCTTCAGGAGAATCAAGATATTGTCCGAACGCTAGTACTCCTAAGATGATACATAGGTCACAGAGTAGGAGAAGGAATCTTAGAGTGTATATGATTGATTGGCGGATCATATCTTTTCTGGCTAAGGATGGGGAGTATGTGTAGCGTGTCATTATATATCCTTTGAAAATAGTTTCATTTCATACTCTGCATCTTCTTGAGGATTCAACAGATCATTTTGATATCCGTATTCTAGAGCCTTATCTCTTTCCTCTTTTGTCATACCAACACCATTAGATTGTGCGCGGTACTTGTGATAAAGCATCTCAGGGGTTAGGATGGGTTCTGGAGATGGAGAGAATCCTAGATTATCAGCTAAGGTAGGTTTCAGAGTGATATTCGCTACTCTATGTTCTGCCTTGATATCTGAGATGAATTTACCTAGATATCTGTGTAAGGCAAAAGTATTAGATCCCGCTGGAAGGAATTTGTATAGCATCTCTAACTCAGGGAGCGTGAAATAAGGTCTGTATTTTTTAGTGCTCATGGTGATGTGATCTCCTTATGATGGTAGATCTAAAGAAGATTGATAGATCATCTCGGATGCAAGGGAAGATCCTACCATATCTATTAAGAATTGTTTAATCAATCGGTAAGAGTCAGATATATTTGCGGGGGAATCTTCTGATATCTCTTGTTCTATCTCAGCGAGGATAAGCGAAAGAGTGGAAGGAGATAAGAGATCTAGAATATCAGGATGGATCATGATGATTCCTTCTTTCTATCAAAGAGCCAAGGACAAAAAGATTCCTATATAGGGAATCAGTATAACCAGATACCAGGGGATGATAAACAGGGATCTGATAATAAGATCTGGTTGAGTAATATATTAGGTATATATCAGGCATGATATGTTAATCTCCTGGCTCGATTTTAGGGAGAGGTCTATGTGAAATGAATTTTACAAGAGAATCAATACCTGATGCTTGATTTTGTATTGTTCTATGTGCAAGCATATTAGTATATCTCAGATCTACACCTGATAATGTGGATGCAATCTGGGAAAGAATCTCTAATTGACCTTTAGAGATTATATAATGGTCATGAGGTAGGATCATTTCAGTCTCCTAGGGATTCAAAATGTTTGATTGCAAGAATTAGCCAGATAATCCGGCGGACGTTTTGGAGTTCTTGTACTGGAACATTCCAATTCATTAGTTCTTCCTCTGTCCAAAATCCAACGCCGCTGATAGATATATCAAAGGAGGTTAGAATATCTTTCATCATTTGCTCATTCTTAGATTTGATTCCAGGAGTATCATATCTTGCAATATGACAAAGGAACATTTCAGAATGTTTACAATTCTTAGATGACTCAAAAACTGCTTTGAGAAAATCTGATCTTTTCAGGTAGTGCATTTTAGGCTCCTTTAAGGGAATGATTGATCCAATAATCTGGAATAGGTCGATTAGTAAATCGAGGATTCGCCGGCATACGATCAATTATGCGGGAGATATTTAGAGAGATTTCGGCAGGTGTTGGCATGTAAAGATTTCGACAATCGTCAGGGAGTGAATCAAATGTTTTTGACCAATCCATGAAGGTGATATTAAAATTTCTATATAAAAGTTCTTTATATAATTCTGAATGTCTGTAGAATAGATAAGGAATTCGGGAGACAAAGAATTTAATATGACCTGATCCTAAAGTATATTCCGTGGGTGCATCAGGATAGAAACTCTTCAATCTACCTGTTAGTACTCCGTTAGGAATCCTGATAAGTTCCCGATATTCTGCCATAAGATGCTTATCACATAACAGGGAAGGATCAATTAGGTTTATACGTGTCATTAGAATATTCCTTTCTATCTAGAAGGGTGTAAGAAATTATAGGGAACTTCTACTAGTTCCCATCCTGTTTGCTCATGCGATTTAATTAGCCATTTATAAGCATATTTTTTAGGGAATCTGTTCCATTTGTTAATAGCAGGATCAAGTGAGGCAGGAATCCTGATATCGCGTGTAGCTGGATATGCTGGATTGAATCTAAATTGTATGATCATTTGATTCTCTTTTATGAAAGATTTAGAAATCTCATAACTAGACTTCTAGACTGCGGTCTGCCTAGGATACGCCTATAGGGGGTAGGTGTCAAGGGCTGTCCTATACTCTAGATTATACTATATGTTATCTAATCCATACCTGTATTGTGCGTAGCACGTGGTAGATAGGTAGGTCATATAAGTATCATAGGATTCGACACGTTTTAGGCCCACTTAAAATTTATAAATATATAAAGAGGGGGGGGGATATAATCTAATATACCTATCTATCTAATACATACATATAACTAACATATACATATTAGATGGATACCTGATAGACACCCCCATGGGTAGCCAGAGGGGGGGGGTCAAACAGTCTGAAAGTCTAGCGGTCTACTTATATGTATGGGATACCAGACCGTAAACTATTCTACAGTCTAGTTTCCGCATACATATCAGATATCTATCACAATCCTAACAGTTCCTCGATCTTAGGTGCTTGTGACATAGCCTTAAGTCTGTCTGACAGTCTCTTACAGGTTTCATCATCTGGAGCACAGATATCTAGTGCTTTGGTGAGATTCCCGATTTGTCCCACATTCAGGATAGTTTTCCCCCCTGCTAGGCTAGAAAAGAGCCCTTTATAACCTGCCAGATGTTTTCCGATTGTTTCTTCTTGTTCAGGTGTAGATAGATCATATCCGAGTTTCTCAGCAAATAGGACAGTAAGATTATCTTTCATCTCACGATCAAACCATCCCTCGATCAGTTCCTTAGTCAGTCTTCCACCATTTGCCTGGCTCTCAAGATAACCAATAATTGCACCGATACCGATTTCCTCATCAGACACAGATGTGAGTGTGCCACCTGATGATTCATACAGACTCCGTACAATCCCATCTTGAGCCGCTTCGCACATTTCACGAATATAAGGCAACAGACCATTGATATTTTCTAGAATCTCACCACCATTCAAAGGTGGCACAGAGACACAGACAGATGGATATTTAGCCGGATTCGCTTTTGTAGACTTATAACCTACTTTCGCCAATCTTTGACCAGTCAGCGCGGCTGATTGACCAGAGACAAACAGATTCACATTATGACGATTAGAAATATTAGACATGATAGTTTCCTTCCCACTAGGGATAGTTTCAGAGAGTTTCTAGGGCAGGGGAATTACGCTGTGATCTGCGCAACAGAGGGATACACAATCAAAATATCTGCATCTGCCGGATAACAGACAGACCATTGTAGCATCTCTGTTAGATTCTTGCACACATGATATGCTTTATATTCTGGCACAATCAATTGAATTCTGTACCTATTAACAAACCAGATATAAGCAGATTGTCTCAGTTTCTTCAGAATCTTATACATTTCTTTTCTCCAATCAATCATTTGTTTCGATGTCTCTATTATCAACATTCCTGCCCCTAGTTTTATGACAAAACAGTAACAAAGTGTAACAGTCACAAAAATATATGTAACAATATGTAACAACCAATATACATACCAATCTCTCCCATTCCCGTACATAACATATAACATCCAACATGCAACATCCAACATATAACACACAACATTAAACAAGGGGGGGGTAGGTACCTTTTTTGATCTGTGGCTGGCTTTCTATCCTATTACGATCTGTCCCCACTGCTAAACTTTTTGAAACCATATATACTTATAAACATCGTAACATCCTATAGGAGTAACATGATATGCTAAATTTAACAGATAAGACTTTTGGCCGTCTAACTGTCCTGGAAAAATCTTCTCAGAGACAAGGTAAATCTATCATGTGGAAATGTTCTTGTAAGTGCGGGAATAAGGAAATTTTAGTATCTGCAAGAGATCTAGTACATTACAATAGAAAAGGTTGTGGAGTATGTCACGATACAAAACATCCCTTATATAGCATATGGAGAGGTATAATTTCAAGATGTGAAGATCTTACAAATAAAGATTATGGGGGTAGAGGCATTAAAATTCATAAAGACTGGAAAGATGAATTTTTAAATTTTGTAGAATATGTAGGAGATCGCCCAACTTTACATCACTCCATAGATAGGATAGATGTTAATGGAAACTATGAACCTGGAAATGTTAGATGGGCTACAGCTTTTGAGCAGGCCAGAAATAAAAGAGATTTAGTGATCGGACTTACAGATGAACAAATCTTAGAGATATATTTAGATAAAAATTTACCAGAAAAAATTGCAGAAAAATTTTCTATATCTTTAAAGACTGTAAGAAATATAAAATGTAGAAATTATAGTGACAGAGCTTCAACAGTTATTATAAATTATTTACTTAGGAATATAAGAAGGCCCTGACCCCATCCCCAGGAATCTTCCCTCCCCCTATATAATATCCCTAGTTTAGAAATCAGAAGGAGTCCGGCCATGGGACAAACCACAACAACAGGAACAGAAGATAGAGCCTTGAGTCTCCTAGGACAAGGTCTGGGAGTTGAGATAGTTGCCTCCGCAGTAGGGGTATCTACCTCAAGAATTTCCCAGCTCCTTTCCGATCCGGAATTCTCATCTCGTGTTGCAGAATTGCGTTTCCAGAATCTAGCGAAACACAACGAAACTGATTCCCGCTATGATAAGATGGAACAGGACTTGCAAAAGAGACTAGAGGATCTTATCCCATTCATGATGAAACCTTTCGAGGTTCTGAAAGCTATACAGATTATCAATGGTGCAAAGCGCCGGGGATCTTCTGCCCCAGATTCAATTATCGGCCAACAAAATGTTGTGCAACTTGTTCTTCCTGCACAGATCATGAATAATTTCACATCTCAAAACATCACCCTCAATATTAACAATCAAGTCATTAAAGCTGGCGAACAAGAACTTGTTACAGTACAATCCTCAAATATGACTAAAATGTTAGAACTCTCAAAGGAGAATCATAATGTGTCAAATATCATACACTCACCATAAAACTCTGGCCATGACAGAGGAACAAGCTGCTAAGAAAGCAGAACTGGAAAGAAAGAATAAGGAGGCTGCAAAGGAACAGCTCTTAAAGATCTCGCTATTGATTTCCAGAACTCAGGTGCGAAAGGAAACTAAATGAGTGAATCTTGGGATGATAAACTGGGTCTAAATCTAGGCCCCGCACCTGAGGAAGATACCTCTGTACCCAGAGAAGCTTCTTTCCAATCAGATCAAGCAGAAGATGCAGCTAGGCAATCATTAGATTTCTTGGCTGCTCTTACCATGCCTTTAGTCTTCCGATATCTCTTTCCTCCAGTTTTCAAATCTATCTGGAATTGGCTCCTATCTTACGTACACCGTACAAGAGATTTTTCCCAGCTTGCTATCGGCTTGCCCCGCGGTTTCGGGAAAACAATGCTTATAAAAATCTTTATCATCTATTGCATCCTTTTCACAAAGAAACAATTCATCCTAATAATCTGTGGTACCCAGACAAAAGCTAATAATATTATCACAGATATTATGTCCATGCTCTCTGAGAGGAATGTACAAAAGATTTTTGGAGATTGGAAATTAGGGGCTGAGACAGATAGACAAGATCTGAAAAGATTCGGGTTCCGAGGTAGAAATATTATCCTTATGGGATCTGGCGCAGAATCTGATATCCGAGGAATTACCTTGGAAAATCAGCGACCAGATATTATGATCTTTGATGATATCCAAACTCGAGAAGATGCTGATTCCGAAACTGTCTCTAAGAATATTGAAACCTGGATGGTTGGTACCGCAATGAAAGCTAAGAGTCCTCACGGATGTCTTTTTGTATTCATTGCTAATATGTATCCTACCAAACACTCCTTGCTTAGAAAACTTAAACATAATCCTACCTGGACTAAATTTATTGCAGGCGGGATCTTAGCTGATGGAACATCTCTCTGGGAGGATCTCCAACCAATTAAACAGCTCTTGAAAGAATTTGAAAATGACTTGGCAATGGGGCGCCCGGAAGTTTTCTATGCAGAGGTTCTTAATGATGAAGATGCGTCAGTTAATAATCTTGTAGATCTTTCTAAGCTACCTGTATATTCCATCCCTGATGATGAACTCCATCAAGGGAATTTCATAGTCATCGACCCATCTAATGATAAGGTCAATTCTGATGCTGTCTCTATTATGTATTTCGAGATCCATCAGAATGTTCCTGTATGTAAGGAAATCAAGGAAGGTAGACTGTCCCCAGGTGATACAATCCGAGAAGCACTTAAGATAGCTCTAAGACGAAACTGTAGATTGATTGCTGTAGAATCCAATGCTTACCAATATTCCCTTCTATATTGGTTCGGGTTCATGTGTACTCAACTAGGTATTATTGGTATCGAAGCTGTAGAAGTTTACTCAGGTGGATATTCTAAGAATTCTCGGATTCTTAACATGTTCAAACAACTTCTTGCAGGTGAGATCCAAATTCATCCTTCCCAGAAAGCACAAGTTAACATTCAGATCTCTCAGTTCAATCCCCTAAAAAGAGATAACACTGATGGGCTACTTGACTGTCTAACTTATGCCCCGAAAGTAATTGAGATGTATCTAGATCTTATTGTATCCTCTTTAGATATCATAGAACAAGAGGCAGGAACAGCTCGAATCTATGATGAAACTGAAAACTCCCCTTTCTAGGAGACTGCTATGCCTATAAAATTTCAAAATAATACAGGAGTTAGTAGCCCTAATTTTGATTTAGCTAAGGCAATTATGGAAGCTAGATTTCCAGATGTAGTAGCTAGAAATAACTTTACAGTTGATGCTGATTTCTTAAGAGAAGGTCTTAGTGGTAGGACTGTAATTGGAGGGCCTGATAATAATAAAATAACTGTGAATCCTTGGGAGCGTCCTAACAATACTACTCCTAATGTTATAGATCTTGTAGCTACTATTTTACATGAAATAACTCATGCAGAAAATAATACACCTGAAGCTAGGAAAACTGACTACGCTTCTACATACTCTACTAATCAAGGTGGAAGAGAGTTATCTCCAGGCCGCATAGGTAGTTTAGATTATGCTAAATCTTCAGGATTAAAAGATGTAGAGAACAAAACTCTGGATAAAGCAGTTAAACTTAACTTTGCATCTCAGGACAAAAATAATAAATCGGTAGGAGAACTTAATGCGGAGATGCAGGCAATAACTCTTATGAACTCTAGAGGAATCTCAACTGAGATGGATGATAAAGTCTCAGAGATTATGAAAGATCCTGCAGTAGCTAACTGGGTAGCTAGAAATAAATATCCTCAGACTCCAACTTTGAAATCGTTTGATCCAGATGTTACAGATCAAATAGGTTCATTTATTAAATCGCTTTTCAACTAAACAATCCTAGGAAACCTTATGGCATCCGCAACACCTCTTATTATCCCTGATAAATCTCAGGAAGCTATTATCAGTTTCCATCGTGCTTGTTATTCCATGCTCAATCAACAGTGGAATATTCGGGAACAAATGAGACAATCTGATCTTGCTTACATTCGAGAAACAGATTGGACAACTGAACATCGTAGGGCAGAACTCTCCAACCGATATGGAGATCCCACAAAGTTTCAGAATGTAACTGTTCCAGTTGTAATGCCTCAAGTAGAGGCTGCTGTAACTTATCAAGCTTCAGTATTCTTAACAGGTTCCCCTCTTTTTGGTTGGGTTGCTCCACCAAATTCCGAAGATGCAGCCTTGCAATACCAAGCAATTATTGAAGAAAACTCAATCCGTGGTGCATGGGTTCAACAATTCATGCTATTTTTCCGAGATTGTTTTAAATATAACATTGGAGCTGTAGAAGTTGCATGGGATCGCCAAGTTACAGCTGCAATTGAGACAGATCTGAACTTCTCTGTATCTCAGGGGCGACCAAAAGAAGTTATTTGGGAAGGTAATTGTGTAAAACGCTGGGATCTCTATAACACTTTTTGGGATACACGATACAAACCCACAGATATTTTCAAAGATGGAGAGTTTGCAGGTACGACCCAGCTTATGTCTCGGGTACATTTGAAGAAATTCATCAATGAACTTCCAGATAAGATGGTTGCTAACGTGAAAGCAGCTTTTGAATCTGGTCTTGGTACAGCTTCCGCAGGTCCTGGAGGTATTGAATCTTTCTATCTCCCACAAATTAATCCAAATGCTTTGATTCAGAAAGATCCTAAGAGATCTACAGATTGGATGGCGTGGGCAGGAATCTTAGAACGTCCAGTCGGAGAGATAAATTATAAGAATCTTTATGAAGTGACAACTCTCTATGCTCGAATCATTCCACAAGATTTCAGGCTCCGAGTTCCTTCTGCTAACACACCTCAGATCTGGAAATTCATTGTTGTAAATCACCAAGTTCTTATCTACGCTGAACGTCAAACTAATGCACATGGGTATCTGCCAGTTCTTTTCGGGCAACCAAATGAAGATGGTTTAGGATATCAAACAAAATCTCTTGCTAATAATGCCAGACCATTCCAAGAGATTGCCTCCGCTCTTGTAAACTCTGCGATGGCTGCAAGGCGCAGAGCAATTTCTGATCGGGGTATTTATAACCCTCTCCTTGTTTCTGCTGCACACATCAATTCAGATTCTCCGACAGCTAAGATTCCAATGCGCCCGGCTGGTTATAATAAGACTCCACAAGAAGCTTATTATCCTATTCCATTCCGTGATGATCAATCTTCCGTAGCTTTCCAAGAACTTCCTCAGATGCTACAAATGGCAAATGATGTGAACGGTCAGAATAAAGCTAAGCAAGGTCAGTTTGTTAAAGGTAATAAAACTCAACATGAATATGAATCTGTGATGGCTAATGCAAATGGCCGAGATCAGATGACTGCCATGCTCTTTGAGGCACAAGTATTCACACCTTTGAAAGAGATCCTGAAAATTAACACCCTGCAATATCAAGCAGGTATCTCTATTTTCTCTCCCTCTCAGGAACGAATTGTTAAGGTTGATCCAGTTGCCCTCCGGAAATCTTTTGCAACCTATAAGATTACAGATGGCCTAACTCCTACAGATAAGGCAATCTCAGCAGATTCCTTTACAATGGCACTGCAAACTATAGGATCATCTCCTCAGATTGGCGCAGGATACAATATTGCTCCAATGTTCTCTTATCTGATGAAGACTCAGAATGTTGATCTGAAACCTTATGAGAAATCTTCAGCTCAGGTTACCTATGAGCAAGCTGTGCAAACTTGGCAAGAGATTATTATGCAACTTGTGAAACAAGGAGTTGATCCGAAACAATATCCACCTCAACCAACACCTCAAGCTTATGGGTATGTTCCTGGTGCACAAACTGCACAATCTGGATCTCCACAAGCTACCCCTGTACAATCAGGTACTCCAGCAGTAAATCCACAATCTTATCAACCAACCCAAGGATCTTAAATGGCTATCCAAGCTACAGGACCTTTTACATCTTGGTCTCTATCTGATCAGGAGATTATTTCCGGGTCAGTTCTTTCCTTTACACAGAAACAAGTTATCCAGAATCAGCGAGCCCAAGTTGCTGAACAGATCCTAGGACTTGTATTTGATCCTCTGAATCCTGTTCAATTTGCACAAGATGACGCTCACCTAAAAGGTCAACTTGCTGCATTTAACTATCTTCTCCTTCTGTCTGATGAATCTGAGACTGCATTGAAAGCTATGCAATCCGCTCAGAACTCTTAACTTCTTAATCAATCCTTCTAGGAAACAATCATGTCTATCTTCCAAACTCTTTTCGGTACAACTCCAGCTACTCCTCAGAATCCTGCACCATCTGCACCAACAGGTGTTGCTAATCCTGGACAACCTTTGCCAGGAACTCAGTCTTCACAGCAAACTGCTCCTAATGGTACAGTTCCTTCACAATCACAAGTGATGAACCCTGATCCAAATGCTCAAACTCAGACGACAGCGTCCCCATTGGAGGCATTCAAAGACGTTTGGCAAACTCCAGCTACTGATCCAAATGCTGCAACTCCTCAAGGAATGTTTGCTAATTTAGATCCAGCAAAGCTGATGCAATCTGCCAAGCAAGTAGATTTCACAAAAGCTGTAACTCCTGAGATGCTTGCTCAGATTCAGGCTGGTGGGCCAGAAGCAATGTCTGCAATGGTTCAAGCTATGAATAATGTTGCACAAATGGGTTACGCTCAGTCAGCTATTGCAACTACAAAGATTGTTGAACAAGCACTTGCTAAATCCAAAGAGCAGTATGATGCTCAACTTCCAACAATGGTAAAGAAGTTTTCTGCTACAGAAGCTACACTTGCCAACAATCCGCTCCTTCAAAATCCTGCTATTCGCCCAGTTTACGAAGCCGTACAATCCCAACTTTTGCTTAAGAATCCTAATGCAACAACTGCCGAGATTCAGCAACAAGTTGGTGACTTCTTCTCTGCAATGGGAGCTGCGTTTGCCCCACCTGCACCTCAAACAGCTCAACAAAAAGCTGCAAGGACTGAAGAAGATTGGAGCAAATTTCTGGGCTAACATTTTATATTTATCAACATATTCTCCCTAATGGGAGGCAAAGGAAATTATCATGGGTATTCTAAAAAGTGCTGTCTATGACGGCTCACTGTTGCGTCAAATGCAACAAGGTGATGTTCTTGCAGGTGCAGAAATTATTCCTGCTACTATTGCAACCAATGCGATCACTATTACAGGTGCTCAACTTGGTTCTGGTATCATTCAGCGAACAACTACTGGCGCTGGTACTGATACTATTGATACTGCTGCAAACATTATTGCTGCTCTTATCTCTGGTATCGGTTTGACTGGGATTCAAAATGGTACAACGTGGCGCTGTAAGTGGATTCAGAATGCTGCGTTTGCTATTACAGTTGCGGCAACAGCTAATACAGGTGTTACAGTTACTAGTGGCACTATTAATGCATCGTCGGTAAAAGATTTCTTGGTTACTGTTGTTAATGGTACTCCAGCTTCTTCTGTCCAAGCTACTACTGTTAATGCATCTGCTGTGATTTCTGGCCTTACTGGTGCACAAGTTGCTGCTCTGTCTGTAGGTATGATTGTTACCAATGCTGTTGCTGGTTTGCAAGGTACTACAATTATCTCTCTTAACCAAGCTGCTGGTACAGTTACTCTTTCTGGTAACGCTAATGCTACCAACACAACTGCTGTAACTGTGAATTTCTCTCCAGTTATTACAGTGGCTGGTATTGGCCAAGGCTTGCTGTAATACCTACTCTCCCACTATTCTATCTATATAAAGGAAAACTATCATGTCTACTGGTATCTTTACCTCTGGCGTTCTTACCCAAGATCTTGCCAAAAAGTCATTTGCATCGATGATTACTCGTCTGATGCCAAATGGTACAGCTCCTCTATTTGGTATGACTTCAATGTTGCCAAGTGATACAGCTGTGCAAACTGAACATGGCTTCTTTACAAAGACCATGTTGTTTCCACAATTGACAATTGGCGCTGGCGGTCAAACTTCTACCGACACAACTTTCACAGTTACTTCTACAACTAACGTGCTGCCTGGCATGATTATGCGTGTAGATTCTTCTGGTGAAAACATTATCATCAACAGTGTTATCTCTGGTACACAAGTTTCTGTGACTCGTGCAGTTGGTACAGTTGCCGCCGCTTCGATTGCTGCTACAGTTAACTGTTACCAAGTTGGTAATGCTTACGAAGAAGCTTCGCTGCGTCCACAGTCTCTGATTATCAATCCAGTTCGTGTTACTAATCTGACTCAGATTTTCCGTAACACTTGGGCAATCTCTGATACAGTTCGTACAACAATGATGATTGCAGGCGAAACTAACGTCGCTGAATCTCGTCAAGATTGTGCTGGTTTCCATGCAGCTGATATTGAGAAAGCTCTGTTCTTTGGTCAGAAATCTCAAGGTGTTCGTAATGGTCAACCTTTCCGCACAATGGATGGTTTGATCAATATTGTCGGGAATCTGTCTTACTATCCATCATATTATTCTGCTGTTAACGTGAATACTGCTGGTGGTACTACAAACTACACCCAGCTCGAAGGTTTCCTGGATCCAGTATTTAACCAAGCTACCGATCCTAAGGTTGCCAATGAACGTGTGTTGTTTGTCGGTGGTACAGCCAAACGAGTGATTAATAACATTGGCCGATTGAATGGTACTTACTACATCGTTGATGGTCAAACTTCTTACGGTTTGCAATTCAGTACTTTCAAGACTGCTCGTGGTACTTTCCGTATGGTTGAGCATCCACTGTTTAACTCGAATACTTCTTGGTCTAAGATGGCAGTTGCAGTAGATCTGTCTACATTCCGAGTTGCTTATTTGGGCGATCGTAAAACTCAGAACAAGGAATTTAATATTCCTGAAGCTGGTGATATGGATGTGTCTGATAATGGTATCGACGCAGTTGGTGGTACTCTGACAACTGAAATGACTTGTGTTGTTAAGAATCCTCCAGCTAACTCGATCATCTACAATCTGACAGCCGCCGCAGCAGGCTGATTTTCAAACCCTTGGGCTAGGTATATGAGGTATCTAGCCCAATCTAACAATCCTTAGGAAAACAATCATGGCTACTCTAAATGTTTATAAGTGCACAATCCCATCTTGCAATTTCATCTTCGCTAACGGTAAACCAGCAATCTTTATCTCAGGTGTTTACCGTACAGATATTGACTGGGAGATTGCAGAACTAGATAAAGAAGTTAAGTCTGGGCACCCTCATATCTATGTTGACTCTTCTGAAGCAACTATTGAATCTGAGATGGTTGATCCAATGAATGCTTTGCGCGCTAAGATTATTGAAGAGTTTGTGGCATCTCAGAAAGCTGCAACTAACCCAGATAATAATATGGGCACATCTACACAAGGTGCAGTTATTCCAACTAATAGTCGTGATATTGCATCAGCAGCTGCTGGAGGATCTGGAGAGGCCAGGTTGGTTAATCTTCCTAAGAAATCTTGATGCCTAGATTCTAATCTATATAAATCTAAGAGGGGCTTGTGGAATCTAATTCCCGGTCCCTTTTCTTACGGGTAAATATTATGACTCTGACTGAACTTATCCAGGAGGTGTATACTATTACTGGTCGTCCAGATCAGGTAGATGTTACACTCTCTGCAATTAAATCTGCAACTCTCAAAGCTCACCACTCAGACTATTATTATAAAGATATGTTTGAAACAGGAGTTGCATTTGATACAGCTGATTATATTCAAGCGCTAGATTATCGTTCAGTTCTTCCACGATATCGTGCTTTGAAATATCTGCGTAAGTATGATATTACCTCAGGCACACCTGGAAAACTCCTGGATATCCTTGTACCTGAACAGGTTATGGATGATTACAAGGTACAGAGGGGAGATGTATGTTACGTTGCAGGAGCTTTCATTCAGATCAATTCAAGGACAGCTGAACAATATTATCTATGGGGAACTTATATCAATCCAGATATTACAACATCTGGCTATGATTCATGGATTGCTGTAGATCATCCATATGCAATTATTTATGAGGCTGCCGGAACTGTATTCAAAGCGATCGGTAAAGATGAAGAAGCTGCTACTTATAAAATGTTGGCTCTTGAGAATATTAGCCTCATTAAACTATCTAATGTCACAGCTGTTGGCTATTGAAAGGAACATCATGACTTCTATTTTTGGTGGGAACATTCCAGCTACAACCAAAAGCACTCCAGGTACTATCAATGTGAAAGATTATCCTTATAGTGCTAAGGGTGATGGAGTAACTAATGATTCTGCTGCAATTGTAGCAGCCTGTACAGCTAATCCTAACGCAGAGATTATTGTTCCAGTAGGTGATTATATCATTGATAACACTGCTGGATACATGACAATCACGAATTTCAATGGAGTGCTGCGATTCCTAGGTAAGTCTCGCCTTATTGGTAAGAGTAACACTCAAGGTATCATTTGGTTTAATGGTGGAAATGGAGCAGTTATCCATAATCTTACAGTTAATTTTGTAACTCCAACAACAGTAAGAACAGGAGCTAAGGAGTGTATCTGGTTTACCTCAACAACTGATACAACCATTCACGATACAGTTGTAGAAGATTCGGCTGCGGCAGGTGTTCTTTTCAAAGAATGTATCCGACCTAAGGCTTTTAATACAACTATTCTTCTTAGTCAAGCTGACGGTTTGCACTTTGCTAACTGCCAAGATTCTCAAACTGTAGGTTTGACAACTGTATCTACAGGTGATGATGCATTGGCTGTTGTTAATTATGCGTCTCTGGCAGCTTACACAGGAGCAGTTGCCACAAATATCAGAGTTAAGAATTCTAAAGCCCGCGGCATTGCAGTTGTAGGTCAGTCAGATGTTGTTATTACAGACTTTGAAGTTGATGGCACAGCTTCCTCAGGAGTTCTTGTAGCATACGATTCTACATATGCTACCCGAGTTCCAGATAATGTATCTATCTCAGGCGGAATCGTTAAGAATGCTGGATCAATTTTACCTAATGTAGGTAATCAATATGGCGTAGAGTATAGTGGAGTAACCTCTATAACTCTTGCAGACATTAAAATAGTAGGATCTAAGACACGAGGAGTTGGCGGTATTACAGCAGCTGGAGGTACAGCTAATATTTCTGACATTACAGTAGATACCCCTCTTAATCAAAATGGTTTTAATATCTCTGCTACAACTCTTTTTGTGGACAATCTTGTAGCTCTGAATACTCCATCTACAGGTGTCTATATCACAGGCTGTACCGATCTTGTAGCAACTAATCTTAAAGCTTTTAACTGCTCTAAGACAGATGCTTTGCATCGTGCAATTACATTTGAAAATAATACAAATCTTAATGTCAATGGTGTACATATTGTAGATTCCCAAGGTACTGCTACAGGTTATATTTGCGGATCTTATGGAAATACATCTGGATTTATTAACAACGTACAATTCACCATTGCTGCTACTCAAGCTCCTTCGATTGAGAACTATTCATATCCAGGTGTAGTTGTAGGTATTAATTATTTGGATGAAGGTGGGCGAATGGGATTTAGATTCGCAGACTTCCTTATCGGATATGCTTCTGCAATTCCAACAACACTTGCTTGGAAAAAAGGTGATAGACTTTTCAACTCTAACCCAACAGTTGGTCAACCTAAATCTTGGGTATGTACAGCTGCTGGAACACCTGGAACTTGGGTAA